ATGTTACGGGGTTGCTACTGTTCGCCGTCGGCGTTGTGTCGAACGTGAGCGCGTCCTGCTTTGCGTTCCACGCCGCCTTTTCGGTATCGGTTACGACGCGGTGCGTTGCGTCCTCGGTTGCGTCGGAAAGTTTGCCCGACTTTGCGATCGTGGCAAGTTCCGACTCTTCGACAAACGCGCTTGTGTCGATAGAGCCGCCGAGCGCGTCCCATTCCGTGCCGTTCCACGCAAAGTTTGTTCCCGCGGGATAGTCGCCGTATGCCGCCACCACGTTGTACACGTCGCCGACATCGTGCGTTGTCGGAAGGTCGTTGTATGTAGCAACCGAGCCTTTATAGCGGTAAATCTGCGACGTTTTTTGATTGACGTAACTTTCGGTCGCAAACTTGTCCGTACCGTTTTCCCCGTCGTTCGTCAAGTCGCTTGTTTTGGTGGGGATTTCCTTTTCCGCCGCCGCGTTCCACGCCGCCTTTTCTTCGTCGGTTACAACGCGGTGCGTTGCGTCCTCGGTCGCGTCGGAAAGTTTGCCCGACTTTGCGATCGCGGCGAGGTCTGCGTCGTCTGCCTTTGCGTCAAGAGCGGTCTTTACTCCGCCCGACTTGACGGGATTTGCGCTCCCCGCCGTGGGCGCGTCGTCGAACGTGAGCGCGTCCTGCTTTGCGTTCCACGCCGCCTTTTCCGCGTCCGTAACGGTACGGTGCGTCGCGTCCTGCGCAAGGTCGGCAAGTTCGTCCGACGTGGCATACGGCAAATCGCTCCAAGCGGTTACGCCGTCGCCGATCTTAAACTTCCGCTTTCCGTCCGTCGTTTCCTCAACGCAAAACTCGCGGTTTTTGGGGGTGGGGTTGACCTCCGCCCAATCCGCCGTTGTGCCGCCTCTTGCGAGGATGGTTACGATTACTTCTTTGTTCGCCATTATGGTTTACCTCCGTTTATAATGTCGATGTTTTCGATGTTGGATACCCGCGCCGTTAAATCTTGTATTACGGACGGATATTGCTCCTCGATTTCTTTGTCTGCGGCGATCGTGCGCGACAAAGTAACGTTGATTACTTCCGTTTGCCACACGATACAATCGCCGTTTTCGGGTTGCTCAAACTGCAATTGCATTTCAAAGCACGGGTACATTGTCGTTTTGCGGCGCAAACGATATGTGAGCCGCAATTGATCGTCGTACTTGTCGATCGCAAGTTTCCCGTCCTTGTCAATGTAATTTTCTTTGACGTTCTGTATTTTGATGTACGGCGTAAATTCCGATAAGTCGAGTCCGTCGGACGTTTTGCGCGGCACGCAAAATACAATCTTGTCAACAAGGTTGTTGCCTTGCACTCCGATGTGCAAATATTTTATCGGGCAAGACGTTCCGTTGAAAATAATATCCATATCAAACGTCGCCTCCGTCAATTGTGATCGTGTCCGTGGTTTCGACGACGTTATCGACGGGATACCGCGTCAACATCTCGCCGCCTCGTTCAACAATCGTCCCCTGCCCTTCGGCAATATCTTCCCGAAGTTCGTTGATTTCCGCGGTCATTTCTTCGTGTTCTTGCTGTACCGTCTGTGCCGCCGCCTCCGCCGTGCTTTTTGCGGTGTTCGCCGTTGATACCGCCGTGTCGGCTTTGCTGTCCGCCGCCTCCGCGGTTTCGACCGCTCCCGCCGCCGTATTGACCGCGGATTGTGCTTTTGTTTCCGCCTCCTGCGCGGTCGTTAAGGCGGTTTGCGCCGTTGAAAGTGCCGAGGTAACAATTTGATTGATCTTTGCATAATCTTCCACCGCTCCAATAATTTTTTGCAAATTCGTAATCGCGCCACCCGATATTGCAAAGGAATAAATCGGGAGTTCATATACCTTGTTGACCGTTTCCGCCTCCGCGGCATAAATGTCGTCTTTGGTAAGCGGTATTGCGTCAAGGCTCGTCCCGACATACGCGACAAACGAGCAATTTTCCTCGTCGGACGGGTGGTACGTTTCAACGCGTGCAACAACATACCCGACGTAACCGTTTGTCATTTTCGGCGTTACTGTTTCCGCCGCCGTTACCTCGTTCATACGCCCTTGCACGACAAACGCACCCGTGCCGATTTGGATTGACTGCCCGACGATCGTTGCGGCGAGTTCGTCGCCGTATCCCTTGTAATAGCCGTCCGCTTTGCTTTGGTCGATAAACCGCGACTTAACTTCGAGCGCATACAAATTTGCTTTGAAATTGAAAACGCCTTGATATGTTACGGGTTTTATCAATGTTGCCGTCCTCCTTAACCTTTAATGATCTCGGTTAAAAGAATTTTCTTAAAACCGAGTTTTATTTGCGTGTTTTCGCCGCTACCGTCAAGCGTCGTTATTTTCTCGCTTATCGGCAACGTTTTGTACAACTTACCGCCGTAATACAACTTTACCTTCGTGTAAAGCGGGTACACGGAAAAGTCGATCGGGTCAATCGTGATGTTGTTGTCGATTACGATATTATCGACGTACCGCGCGTTGGCAAGTTCATACACGGCGTTAAACTGTGCGTCGGCAAGATATTCCGACTCAAACCATTTTGTTTTGACGGGGTAAATCCGCCCCGAAATATCGCCCTCCGCGTCCGACTGCACAATGTTGTTATCCTTGTCGCGGTAGTAATACTTTGTTGCAATCGTGGACGGGCGCGGCTTGTATTGCGGGATATATACGGGGTTACCCTCGTCGTCAACAACGGGGTTGCCCTCGTCGTCCACTTCCTGCACGTCCGTATAAATGGTGTTTCCGTCCGCGTCCGTTTCGGGCGTTTCAACGTCGTATTTTATGGTTGCAACCGTCTTGTTTGTTGCTGACGATGTTGTCGTCAACTCGTGGATAAAGTCGCTTAAATCGACCGTTAAAACGGTTGTGCATTTTACAAACGTGAAAATGATTTTGCCCGCCGCGATGTCGTACCTCGTTTCGATGTTGTACTCGTAATATTTGAGGTAGCCCTTCAAAAACGTATAGGCGTTGACGAGTTGATATGTCCCTTGCAAATCGCCGTAAACGTCCGTCGTGTCCGTGTTGTCCGTCGGTATAACCACCTCGACGGGGATTTTACCGACTGCCGCGTCGGCAACATCGAATACCGCCGCCCGCACCTTCTCGAAAATCACCGACAACTTGCCGTTAAAACTGTTATGCGGTGTGTAGTCAAGCAAAATTTCCGTGTCCCACAACGTTTTGAAGTCAAGCCCCTTGATTGTCCGCTTGTTGTATTCGGGCGTTACGGTATCGGCAAAACACGCGTATTTATAGTTGCCCGCGTCGTCGTTCACGACGGCGATCTTTGCGTCGTTCACGTCCTCGGCGCAAACGCCCTCGCCGCTGAAGGAGTCGTTGTCGTAAACGCGGGTCGTCAAATCATACGTTGCGTTGTCAACGTTCGTGATGTGATTTCGGTTTTCGTCGTATAACGCAATGTACACCGCACGCCTCCTTTAATCGAATAAATACCGCTTGATCGCAATATCTATTTCGCCCGTGTCCTCGTCCTCCATATTCGAGGTGATGTAGTAATCGCCTTGCGGAAGGTATAAAAACGATTGCTTTGTTTTGTCCGTCAACCCGTAGCCGTTGACCGTTTCGCCGTCCGTCGTAACGGTGATTTTTTTGTTTGTCGGCTCGATCACAATTACCGTGCCGTCGGTGTTGTTGGTTGAAAGCGATATTTCCCCGACAACGTTTGCGTCCGTATCCTCGATACGCAAATCAATGTTGTTTTTGATGTTGCCCGAAATGGTAATTGTGATCGGCGCGTCGATAAAAAACTTGTTGGATATGAGCCGCCGTTTCACAAACACTTGCCCCGCAAACCCGAACGGAAAGCCGAGCGGGAAAGCCGTTGACTCTTCCGATGTGTGTTTTAAGGAAAACGACTCCTCGACGCGCTCATACCAATACGTTTGACGTTCAAACGTGAAAGTTTCGACAAAAAGCCCGTCCTCGGATATTTCGCTTTTCGTGTTCGACTGCAACACCACGTCGCAAAACTTGTCCGTTATGCCGTCGTTGTACTCAAACAAAAACGCCGATGTGCCGCACGCCGCCAAGAATTGCAAAAGCCCCTTATAATTCGCGTAACCGTTCGTGCCGTCCGCGTTGAAGTATATCTTCAACGTGATAGGCTCGAAAGACGGCGTAACATTGACAAGGTGCTTGCCTTTTTCGCTTTCCTTGTAGGACAATGAAAAAGCATTGCCAAGCCCCGACGGCTCCGCCGCGAGCGCGGAGGTGCCGTTCAAATCAAATGATTTTGACTTGTCGTATGTATGCAAAATAAATTTCCGCATTTACATCGCCTCCGCAAGTTTTACGTTTATTTCCCGCACAAGCGCGTCAACGTCCACCTCCTCGGCGTAGTTCTGTATCGTAACCGTTACGTTTTGCGTCGTGTTGTTTGTGCTGTAATCGTTGTTTATGATGTCGCCCGACGTTCCGCCCGCGCCGATGTCGTCATATATCGTGCCGCCGCCCGTGGGCGTTCCGCCGTCGGACGTTACGGGCGGTGTCGTGTCGATAATCGCGTTTACATCGTTCATATCGTCGATCGCGGTTGTATCAATGCGCAACTTGACCTCCGCAATGCGGTCGATGTGTACGCCGAGCCAACCGAGCGCGCCGTTTACGCCGTCGATAAGCCCGTTTATAATTCCGATAACGAAATTAACCGCGTCCTCGATCGCTCCGACAACGATGTTGATTATGCTCACCACGCCCGAAAAAATCTTTGATACGATATTGCCGAACGTTTGAAAGAGCGGCGCAAGCCAACCGAGCAATTGTCCTATGACCTGTAAAGGCACTTGCAACGCCGACAATGCGACTTGTAACGGAATAAGCGCGACCTCGATTAACGGTTGCAACAATTGAAAAATCAAATTGAGCATATCGAAAAACGGCGAAAGCGCGCTTACAACCATATTGACGACAAGCGCAAGTATGTTTCCGACCAATTCAATAATCGGCGACAATAGCCCGATAAGCGTATTAAGCGTGTTCATTATCACGTCGAGGACGGGTTGCAACGCCGTACCCAAAAGCCCGACGAGATTGTTTATGCTTTCACGGAAAGCCTCGCATTGTGTGTAAAGCACAAGCAAGATCGCCGCGACCGCCGCAATTATCAAAATGATCGGGTGCGCCGCAAGCGCGGACAACCCCGCTTGAAGTTGAGGTATTGCCTGTATCAATCCCCCGACGGTCGTTACCAATTTACCAATGCCGAGCGTAAGCGGCGCAAGCGCGGCAACAACCAAAAGTGCCTTCGCGGCAAATTCCTGTTGCTCCAACGTAAGCGAATTAAACCACTCCGCAAGGGCTTGTAAGCGCGGCACGAGCGAGTTGTTGATTACGTTTGCAAGGGACTGTAAAAGCGGTTGCAACGACGCTCCGATTTGCAAGCCGACGTATTGCAACGACTGTTTTAACAAATTGATCGTGTCGTCAAGCGTGGCAAGCGCGGATACTTGCTCGTCGGTAAGACTGCTCATACCCGCAAACTCTTCCTTAAATTTTGCAATTTCTTCCGTCCCTGCGTTAAGGTACGGCAACATTTGGTTTGCAATGCGGTCGCCGAAAATTTCGTTTGCATACGCCGCTTGCAACGTTTCGTCCTCCATACCCGCGAGCGCGTTCATTACGCCGTCGAACATTTCCTCGTAGGAGTCAAACTGCGACATTTCAAGCCCAAGCGCGGAAAGAGCCTCCGTCGCCGCGCTTGTCTTGCCCGACGAAAGATCAAGCATTGCCGCGCGGACACGAATTAACGCGCGGTTAAAATATTCCACATCAACGCCGAGTTGCGACGCGACGTACTGCCACTCTTGTATGGTTTCCGCGGATACGCCAAAACGGTTTGATAAGTCGTCGATTTCTGCGCCCGTTGCCGCCGCGCTTACGCCGAGCGCACCGAGTCCCGTTATAGCACCCGCCGCCGCGGCGGAAAACGGCGTTAAGGTACGCCCCACCGTCGATATTGCACCACCAACCTCGGATACATTTTTTGCGATAGCGTCAAACTTGATCTTGTTGATTTTGTCGAGTTGCTCTTCAAGTTGTTTTGCGCGCAATTCCGTTTGCGCCAACTCGGTTTGCAATTTTTTGTATGCCGTGGTGTCTGCGTTGCCGCTTTGTTCCAAAAACGCCAAACGCGCCCGCAAGGTTTCCGCGGATTTGGCGGTTTCGTCAATCGCCTGTTGGGCTACCTTTTGCGCGCGCTCGAAAGTGGCACTATCAAATTTAAGTTCCAAACTCTTTTGGAGTGCGTTCAATTCGGATTGCGACGACTTTGCCTCGGAGCGCAATTCACGCATTTGTTTGTTGAACGTGGTTGCGTCCGCGGATATTTCAACCGTTAAGCCGCGTATGTTGTCCGCCATATTGTCCGCCTCCTTTTAAGAATTTGACCGCCTCCGTTTGCGATATATCGCGCACTTCGACGTTTCGCTTTTTGTTTTTGTCCGCCGCCCTTTGCCTTAACGCCGCTTTGATATTTGCAATATCAAGAGCGTAAAGCAATATGCAAAGGTCGGTAAAATGCGTGTTGCGGATAAAACAATCTTGTATTTTATGCTCGACGCACTTTTGCATTAACGTTATATACCGCGGCACAATCAAGTCGTTTTTGCGGTTGCGCGATTTCCTCGGATTGATTTTCTCGTACAACCGCAAAAGTTCTTGACTGTGCGCTATGAGTTTTTTGCCGTACCCGTGCTACCGTTCAAAACGACCTCAAAAACAAACTTGATTTTTTCGATAAGTTCGTTAAGATATTCGCCGTCAGCGAGGTCGAAAAGTTGACAAAACGATTTGAAATCGGGTATATCGTCCCCCTCCATAAAGCAATAAAGGGCTTTAAGGTTGGAAAGGATATACGCCTTGTTTTCAATCGTACCCGCCGCCTTCATTCGCTCGATGTATGCAAAAAGCGTTTCTCTTTTGGCGTTGTGCGGAAAGTTCTGCTCCCACCGCTCCTCGGCAAACAACGACGTGTCGATTGCCACGTTGATGTTTTTCTTGTTTACGACAAGTTTGCCTTCCGCGTCAATTTGCTTTTCGACAACGGGCAACGTTGTTTTTATCATAGCCCGCCTCCCTTACTCCGTCGCGGGCATTTCGGGCAATACAACCTCGTCGCCGAACGTAGCAAACCCTTCGTCGGCGGGCGTTACTGTCATCTGCCAAACGATCACGTCCTGCCCCGTTTTTTCGTCCTTGTACACCGTGCCGTCGGAATTTTTGAGCGGCACGCCCGCGATTTCGAGCGCGGTTTCAAACGACGACTCGTTGATGTCGTCCGTCGTCTGGTCGAACGACTCGGAAGGACGCGTCGGCGACGTTACGCCGTAGAGCCACGTTTTGGCAATAGGCATACCGCCCTCCTCGTCAATGCCGCACGTTTCAAAATAGATCGCGTGCGACACGAGGCGTTGCTGTTTGATGTCCGCAAGCCCGTTTGCCGTCTTGATCTTGCGCCCCATTGCGATCTCGTAATCGTTGCTTACGTTGTTCGTCCCCATTGTCCCCGTCTTGCCGCGCTCGTTGACAATCGAGCAAATGCGGCGACCGTCGCCGTAAATGACTTTGGTTGCGGAGTCGGGTTCTAACGCCATAGAGCGCGCCGTTCCGTATGCAACGGGGGTTGCATAGCCGCCCTCGCCATCGGGCAAAGCGTACTTGATGTTTTGCACATTAAAACGGACAAGTGTTTTTTTATCCATTATGGTTTACCTCCATTGTCAAGTGTTTTTTTGATAGCCGCGAATATTTGCGGCTCTGTGCTGTCAAAGCAACGGCGGATAAAGCCGTAATGCGGGCTTTTTTCGCTGTACTCCAACACGTTTGAAAGCGGCACGCCTTCCCGTGCCTCGCCTTTCGACCCGTCTTTCGTCTTGCGATGTACAACGCCTTTTGCAACGCGCGTATTGCCGACGTATCGGCGGTCTTTGTACTTCGTCTTGATTTTCCAAGAGCGCGCCATTTCGCCCGTGTCAATCGGCGTTGCGCTTTCAACCGCCGACTTGAACACTTCCGCGCCCGCTTGTAACGCCTCTTGTCGCGTATCAAACATCGCGCTTTGGTATTCCGTCAATATCTGCTCTAACGCGTCGGGCAATTCTTCAAGCGAAAAACGGCTTGTTGTAATCTTATCCGCCACGTTTCACCGCCTCCACATACAAAAACTCGACGTTTATGCCGCGATACGGATTGTCGATGTCGTAAATATCGCTCTCGCCGTTCGCAACGCAAAAATGCTTGTCGGACTTAAACTCCGCGATAATCTGCCTTATGCGTTTTTCCGCGTCCACAAACCGAGCGTCGGTCTTTTCGTATGCGTAATAATAATTTACATCGACGTAATAACGAACGATTTGCGCGCGCCCGTCGCCGTGTGCGCCGCCCTTGCTTGATACGATACGATAAACAACGTACTCGTCTTGATTGACTTTGACGGTCGAGTTGCTAATCTTTCCAACCTCAACGCGGCGGATATGGTGCGATAAAATACCGTAAGGCAAAAGCAATTTATCCAACTTCGCTTGTACCGTCTGTCGCACACTCATTACCGCACCTCGTACTTCTTGACTTGAAATTCAAGCATTTTGTTTTGCTCGATATAGTTATCCGCCGCGGACGCAAGCCCGAACGTGTGCGCGTCGTCCGCTATGCCGTGTAAGTAAATGCGCACGTCCGACGTAATGAGTGCGTCATATACACGCTTTACAAATGGCATACGCACGCGTGCGGGGCGGATAACGCCGTCGGACTGCTGTTGTATCGCCGTTGCCCCGTAAGAGCCGAGCCATTCACAATAAAAACAATCCGTCATTATCGGCGTACCGCTCTCGTCCGTCCCGATCTGCGCCTGTATGGGTTTCCACGATGTGGTTGCCCCTTTACCTTCCTCGTATTCCGTGCATTGCACGGTAAACTTTATGAGCGTTCTTTTGCGTTTTACGCGTTGATCTGTCATACGCTACCTCCGCAATTGCGAGATAAGTGCGACGATCATACCGTCCTTTTTGATAAGTTTTTCGTCGTCGCCCTTGTCCCGATAGTCCGCCCAAATGGATTTGACGGCATAGGCGCGTTGCGTTGTCAACCTTTCGTTTGGCACGCCGCTTTCGAGCATAAATTCCGCCGCCTCGTCGATGTAACCTTGCACCTCTTGTTTTTTGTGCGGGTCGCTGTCAAGATAGCCCAACTTGAAAAGTATTTTATCAACCTCTTGCATTGATAACCTCCGATCGTTTACCGATTATGTATCGCCACTTCGGCGACCCGCACGCAAAACTTGTTGTTACTGTCCGTCGTCGGTGCTTGCCGCCGCCTTCTGCACGCTTGCAAAGCCGTTCCACATCGCGGGCGAGCCGCCGACAAAGCCGACAACCTTAAACGCGATCACGCCTTCCTTAAACTTGTAGTCGGTGGACTTTTCGACATCGAGCGCGGTGAAGTATGCGAGTTCATAGCCCTTCAGTTTGCCGTAAAGCATATAGGGCTTGCCCGCCTCCACATTGCCGAACGCCGCAAGGCGGCTCGTGCATACAAACGGAATACCGTTGATTGTGCCCGAATTTCCGCGCACGACGATTTCGTATGCGCGCTTTTTGTCCGTGCCCTTGACTTTTGCAAACTCTTTGAGGGTGAGTTTGTTAAGGATAAGGGTTGCGTCGCCCTCGACCTCTTCGTCGCCGCCGTAGTCGAAAACGATGTTGTCGAGCGTATTTTCGTCGATCGTGGCGATCGTCTTGCGCTGTGCCGCCTCGATCACCTTTGTAGGCGCGTTCACAATGCCGACGAGTTCGCCCGTGCCGTTACCGTTGACGATCTGCGAAATGAGTTTTTTACGCCACGCACCGACGACTGCCGCGTCCACTTCTGCCATATAGTTGGCGGAGGGGAGTTTTTCGACCTCTTCGTTGACCTCGGCATACGCAACGATTTTCACTTTGTTGATGTCGGCGTAATCGAAGGTAGGCTCGGCGGACGTTGTGGGGGCTTTCCCTTCTTCGGTGATTACACCCTCGCCGTAAGCCTTGACAAACGGCTTTTTGTAACTTTCCGCGCCCGCGCCTTCGAGGTGTACGACGTTGACGAGCGTGTCAAGCGTTCCGACCTGTTCAAACGCGGGGTTGAGCGTTCCGCTCGTAGCCACGCCGAGGGCGGTACTGCTCGACGCAACGGCGGCGCGCATTTCGATAGCGACCTTTTCACCGTTTTTGAGTGCTTTTGCGCGCTTTTCGGTTTCTTCTTTTTCCGCGGCGCGCTTTTCGTCGGTCTGCGCCTTGCCCTGATCGAAAATCACGCCGCCCTTGTTGGGAAGTCTTGCGGCGCGAGCGTCTGCCTCTTCCGCCGCCTTTCTTTCCTCTTCGGCGCGCTTGTCGCTGTCGTCCTTTCTGATCTGCTCGATCGTGAAATTGATCTTGTCAACTTCGGAGCGGATTTCCGCAAAGCGTTCCGCCGTGGTTTCGGGTTTCTGCAATTCCGCCAAGAGGGCGGCGCGCTTTTCCAAAAGTTCTTTGATGTTCATAACTGCTTTTGCTCCTCCAAAAATAAAAATTTTTCGATTTCAAGCCGTAAAGCCGCTTGCGCTTTTTGCCGCTCCTCTTTTTCGTTATCCAACGCGGCGGCGCGGGCGTTATCCAACGCCCTTTTTTCGTTATCCAACGCGCTCACCGAGCGGGCATATATCGAGGTTTGTGGGTATGCGCCGTCGTTGACTGCGGATACCTCGAAAACCCTTGATATTTTTGTAATGCGTCTTGTCGGCATTTCGCTTTCAAGATCGCTCCACTCTGCGCCCGATACAACGATACCGAACGCAAAAGACATATCCTCGATGTCGCCACGCGTAACCGCCGAGCATAGTTCGCGGGCGGTCGCGTTGTTTTCGATGTCGAGGGTTGTTTTGATGTGCATACCGACGTTATCGACGGAAATATCCATTGTCGAACGCTTGCCGCGCCTGTGTCGCGCAAGCGGTATCATTCCGTCGTCGTGGTTTACCATAAATTTGATGTCGGACAAGTCCGCGCCGTCGAGCGCGTGCGCGTCGATTACCTCGTAAAAGTAATTGCCGATCGCGGTGCGCTGTTCAAAGACAATCGGGCAACCCTCGATTATGCCTTTAAGCGGGTCAACCGTCGCCCCCTGCCCTTCACCCGCGCGCCGAAAGATTGTTGCGGGCGCGGTGATTTGTTCGATATACTTTTCGAGCATTATTCCTCCTCCTTCTTTGCCGCGGCGGGCTTTTTGCCTTGCGCGAGCGACGATATTTGATATTGATTTGCAATCGACACGTCAATATAGTTGAGGGATACGCGCGTCGGCTGTCCGTCGGGTTCATATCCGAGCAATTCGCGCCGTTCGTCGCGGGACAAAAGCGCGTCGTCTTTCGTCATTTCCGCGATCTCCTGCCGCCTGCTGAAGGATAGCGATTGCACCAATTTGTCGTAATACTTGATCGTGTGCCCGTATGCGAGTTGGCGCGGCGTAAAAAGCACAATCTTCATTGCCTCGGCAATTTCAAGAAGTAACCCCTCCACCGCCGTTTGATAAAACGCCGTGTATTCGTCGTCCGTGTATTTGCCGAGGTAGATCGGCAATGATACGCCGAACGGCGACAATATCTCGTCGCGCAAAAACGTCAAGATGTTTTGCGGTATGTCTGTCGCGCTGATGTTGAGCGGGGTAAAATCGCTTTCATAGTCCGTTGCGACAATGCCGTACTTTGAGTTGAAAAGGTGATTTTCAAACTCCTCGCGGGTCAATTCCTTTTTGTCCGCGTCCGCAACGGTTTTCATTGTCAAAATGCCTTTAAGCGATAGCGACGCTTGCAACGTTTTCGGGATTGCCTCTTTGATAACGTGCATTGTCTGTAAGTTGCCGAGGAGTTCTTTGTATTCCCCGCCGCCGTTTACACCGCCGCCCAAGTACGCGTTTTGACCGTATCCGAGTCGGATATGGATTACGTCGCCGTAAGGCAAATCGAACGTAACGCCGTTGTTTGACAATTCAATGCGCATTTCGCCCGCGTCCGAATAGTACAACTTGACGTTGGCGGTTTCAATCGGATAAAATCCGCGCGTTATACGCTTGACGTATTGCGCACCGTTTACCGTAATCGGCTCTTCTTTGTATTGCCAATAAATAAAGCAATTTCGGTTTACGAGCGTAAGCCACGCAACCTTGTACAAAAAGTCTTTTATACCGCAAAGCGGGTTTATGCGCGCCGACAACACCGTGTTAATGCTGTCGTCCTGCACCTCGATACGGTGCGGGTTTTGCCGTTCGATCACGGATTTTAAGTTGCACTTCGACACTTCCTCCGCGACGCGGTGTATCGCCGTTTTTACGATGTCGCTAACGTGTATGTTATTGCCGAACGAGGTAAACACGACATTGTTTGCATTGAAAAGCCGACGGCTATATGCGCTCGCCTTGTCCCAACCGAGCAAACCTTGTATCGCGTTTTTAAGTGTTGACAAGTCCTTTACCTCCTTTTGGCAAAATAAAAAGTGAGCCGATATTTCCGACAAGGCGCAACGCCTCTCGGTAGAATATCGACCCACTTGTTTTTGATATTAAATCAAAAATGGGGTACTCGTCGCAATGCGACGGATAGTACGCACATATTCAATTTTACCTTCATTATACCCACTTCTCGGCACGAAGTCAATACCTTGCGCCGATAAATCGAAAAAATTTTACTTTTCGTCCGCCTTTTGGTCGCGTTTAATGGTAAATGTGTATTCACGGCGGCATATCGGGCAAAAGTATGTAACGTTTATCACGCCGACGCGCGCGTCATACTTTCCGAGCAATTTGTTGTGTATCGGGCAACGCACCTCACGTTGATATTGATTGTTGGTTTGTTTTTTATCGTCCATATTTACGCTCCGATCTTTGAAAGAAATGCGCTTTTACATTCGCGCAATGCCGCGTATGCAATCACTTTCGACATCGTGCCGTCGATTTTATTGCCGATGTATCCGCTTATTTTTTCGGGCATTACAAAGCCTTTGTTGTCGTGTTTGACTGCCGTATTGCGGAAGTTCCAAGCGCATATTTCGTTGCGGTTGTAGTTGATATGACGCGCTCGCAAATCCTCCTCCACCGTCCGCGTCGGCGTGTTTAACCCTTCGTATGTCATTTTGATTTTTGTTAAAACATTTTCGCCAAAGCGTTGTTTTACGATCTTTGCAAACTCTTTTGCGTGCCACTCGTCATAACCCACACGGTACGGGCGGATTTTGTACGTTTGATACATTTCCCAAATATACTCGGCAACAACGTTGTCGTCGATTACGTTGCCTTTGACGATACGACAAAGCCCTTCCGCCGCCCATTGTTTGTAGTCTTTCTTCTCCGTGTTCGTCGGGCTGTCGGTCGCTTGACCGTCGCCCGCCTTGACCTCGGTTACAAAGTACATCGTGTAAAGATATTTCACGGGGTCGGCGGGACGCATAAACAAAAACGTGCAAGCGCAAAGATCGTTTGTTTCCGCAAGGTCAACCCCCACAATACACCAACACCCCGCAAAATCGGCAATATCAAACGTGCCGTCGCACTCGATAATGTCCGCCTCGCGTAGCCACGCCCGCGAGGAAAGTTGCTTGATGTTAAATTCTTTCGCAAGCGTAAAGGCGCGTTGCGCGCCGTTGTTGCGCGCCTCTTCGACAAGATCGCGCAACTCGGATATTTTCTTGACAACGCCCAACATCGGGTTTGATTTCGCCCAACTGCGCTCGTCGTTCCACACCTCCGCCTCGCTGTCCTGCGTATAAAGCCACACAAGCCAACGGGGGCGGTCGAGTTCTCCTTTTAAGACACGGCGCGCGTGTAATCGTTCGTCAAGATAGCCGTCCCGAACGATACCCTCCGTCGTGATTTCAAAATAAAGCGGCTCGTCCTGCGTCGTCAACGACGAACGGAGCGGCATTACCGTTGAGCGGTCTTTCATTTCGTGTACTTCGTCCACGATTACGATTTTTAAGTTGCGCCCCTCTTTTGCCCCCGACTTTGCGGACATCTTTTTGATCGCGCCCTTGTTCTGCGAGGAAAATTTGCCCGTCTTTTTTCGCTGTTTCGGATTGCCGAAAAATATGCCCTTGATATTCTTGCGCGTAACGCGCGACATCGCCCGCGACTCTTCGCGGAAGTTGTTTATGCAATCGAATATCAAACCCGCTTGCTCGTAGTCGTTGGAGGCGCACATTACTTTTTGCCCCGCCTCGCCACAAAACCACTCGGCAAGCGTCAACGCCGCCGTGAAAGGCGTTTTGCCGTTCTTTCGGGCGATAAGGAGCAACACCTCCTTAAACCGACGCACCCAACGCCCGCCGCCGAGCAATTCGTCGTCAAAGACATAAAACCCGAACACCGCCTCCGCCACCGCTTTTTGGTTGAGCGTCAAAATAAACGGCTTGCCCGCAAACGGGCTTTCAAAGTGCTTGATCTCCCGTTCGATAAAGTCAATCCGTTTGTGCGCGCCTTCGAGTTCAAAGTGGTACACGTCGCCGTGATATACGATGTCTTGCACGAGGCTTTCAAGTTCGGTTTTTAATTCCCGCCCGATCACGATGTCGCCCGCGCGGCAAGCCTTGTAATACTCGATCAAGTAACTATGCCGTCCGCCGACGGTATCGTTTAGCACCCGCCACCCCGAAATAGGCACAATATCGGGGTTTACCAAAAGCCACTCGGCGGCGTTATTCGTAGTCGTCAAGCCCGCCCTCGTCGTCGGGGGCAAGCATCCCCAACATCTCTTTGTTTAACTTTTGCATTGACGAAGTATATTGTGCCATATACTTTACGCGCGTTTTTCCCGCCGCCGTTTCGCGTTGTACATACGGATTTTGCGGGTTGTAAACGATCGTCGGCAAGTCCTTTATTGACTCCAACACCGCAAACGTTTCCGCAACCTTGCGTATAAGCGAGTCGTTGATTTTCAACTTGATGTCGTCAACGCCCGCCGCCCGATAAAGCCCGACGAGGCGCGCGTATTCCGCGTCTGCTATATCTTGCCGTTTCTTTTTTGTTTTTCCTGCCATTTCGCGCCTCCTATTTTGTTTTGCAAACTTTTTGAGAAAAAAGTCAAAACTTCGGTGTGTATGCAAACGACTTGCGGCGTGGAGTCTTTTTGCCTTTTCAAAAATTTTTCAAGGACGGGGGGAGTAAAATTATTCGCGGTATCGTTCCCAATACGCATTTATCCACCCGATCACCGCGTCGCGGATACTCGACCGCTCGATGTCTTGATACGCGCACTTGATACATTCCTCCTTCGACGTGTCGATGTGTACAAGTTCCGCGCCGTAGTCCTGCACAAACATATCGCGGTCAATCCTATCGGGATATGTGCCGATAATGTACGCGTCCTGCCACTTGCGGCGAGGTGTCGCCGTCCGCACCTCATCAAGCAAATAATCGCGTACATTGAAGGCGACGCGCTTTGTTGCGTCGGGCTTGTCGTATAGCCCGCAAATACATATCGCCCGATGTATCTTGTCGAGGTCAACGATCAAGTCGTTGCGAGTTGCAACGCTGTTTACATACGTTGTTTTGCCCGCGCACGGCGAGCCATAGACAAGGTAAACGTGCTTTGCGCCGACCGCATAACCAAAGCGTTTATGTGCGGCGTTGTGGCAATCGTGGCACAACACCTCGATATTGTCGGGATTTAGCGTAACGTTCACATCGTCGATATTGTCGAGCGTCAATTCCACTTTGTGGTGCGGGCGTAATTCGGATATATCGAACACGCCGCCGCATTTGGCGCATACGCCTCCGCTCTTTATCTTGCAAGCCTGCGCCAAGTCCAAGTAATCTTTGCGGCAATAAAACGCGTGTATCGGGTCGAGCGGCATTATATTCCCTCCGTACTGTCGGGCGGCAACTTGCCTTGTTCTGCAAGTTCCAACGCCTTTTTGCGCAACGCCACGATCTGCGGGTCGCGGGCGAAATCGTCCGTAAAACGGTTGATAAGTAAAAATTGTATCATTCCCGCGTCGGGTTTCGCAAAGCGGACATAACGCTTTGTTTTTGTACCGATAACCGCCCCGTTTTTGTCTTTGACCTCCTCCGTTGTTTCTTCGGTGTACTCGTATCCCATTGCCACTTTGTAAGCGTTGTTTATAAGTTCCGTCTTAAATTCTTGCTTTGCTTTACAAAGTGTTTCGGCGAGTTCGGGGTTTTCTTTCTTGTATTTCGCCCACGATGTTTTACCCACGCCGTAATATTCGCAAAGTTGCCCTTCGGTTACTCCGCAACGGGCATACCGCGCTATATCGTCCAAATAAGGTTTTACCTTATTTGCGTACTCGGACGGGCAACCCCGCTTTTTTTCTCCGCCTTCAGAAGTGCCGCTGCCCCCGTCGATTTTACGCGGGTTTTTCGGCTTTTTATTTTCCGCGTCCTTCGTCGCGCTGTTTTTTGACTGTTTCGGCATTATTTTTCCTCCCGTGCGTCAAGCAACAATTTCGTGATAATCAATATCGGCGTAAATGCGAGTGCGATTATAAGAGGCACGCAACACCCTATCCACGAAAGCGCACTTGCCGCGCACAATTTGCAAATTATCAAGATCGCCGAAAGTGGCACGCACACAACGCACACCACAAGCGCGATAATATACAAAAGCCCGATTATTCTTGTCATTTTCGTTTACCTCCTGTAAATCGCTTGATACTCAATACAACCCACCCGTCGGCAAGCCCCGCAAAGTCGCGCAAAATGTATGTTATTTTGCCCGTGAGCCGCCGCCCCGTGTATTGTCCGTCTTTCCATTCGCGCATTATCAATAAATCGCCCACGGCGTAATTGCGGTCGTCGTAGCGCAATTCCCACGGCTTTATGCCGACGCGCGCCGCCTCGAAATATTCGGGCAAGCACTTGACCTCGATTATCTTTGCCATTGACCGCCTCCGTACACAAATAATTTTTCGACGCGATCTCGCTTTGCGCGGTTGTTGAGGTGTGTTTTTACGTTCCGCTCCCACACACAAGCAAAATCGGGCGGTGCGGTGTATTCGCTGACGACAACGATATGTCCCTCCGCGGCGCGTTCTCTGCACCATTGCCAAAACGCGGCGGTGTCAAAATGCTTTACGTATCCGACCCCTTCCGCGTAAGGCGGGTCGCAATAAATAAGCACCTTTTCGCGCGTCGGAAAGCACATTTGCCGATAGTCGCAACACCCGACCAATATGCCGCGCAAGTTCGGCAACTGCCTTTTGAAATTCGCCTTACTTTCCTCGAAATAGTTGCGTGTCGTGCCGTCCTTTGTTTTTGCGATCGCGCCGTAACACCCGCCGTACACACGCGCATTATACGACGCAAACAAAAGCACCGCCGCCCGATACCAACCCGCATATTTTTCGGGATTGTCCCGCACGTCGTAATACTCCTCGCGCGTCGGCGTTTTCAAACCGTCCAAAAGCGCGGGATTTTCGCGGCAAGTTTCGACGAGTTCGCAAACAAGCGGGTCAATATCGTTTCCGAGGCGGTTTTTGCACTCGATTTTGTCGATTATGTTAAACCCGCCCACGAACGGCTCGACGTACTGCTTTATGCCGTACTCGTTTATGTATCCTTGCAAGATCGGCACGATGTCCGCCGCCACTTTCGCTTTACTCCCGATGTATTTCACGCTTTGTTTTGCCTCCCGTTTCTTTTTGCTTTGCCATTTTTGCGTATATGTAAGCACCCGTAACATACTCGCTCGTTTTGCTTGTGAACGCCGTAAGGCGATACCCCTTGTACATCTGCTCAAACACCCCGTGCGGGTCGCCGTCGCCCCTTACAAGTCGATTTACCCGTCGCCGCGTAAACTTGTAGTCGGCTATCGTGATTTGCGGCTTTTGTAGGTTTTTCGACGTTTTATACCGTTTCGTGCCGCGCGGGTCTTTCATACAATATCGCACCATACCCTCGTACCCGCTTTCGTCCGCTTGCAAGCGGCGCGTCTGTTTGCGCGCTCCACCCTTCCATAACCGCTCGGCGAGATCACGATCGGGGAAATTTGTTACGATGTGGTGATGTACGCGCTTTTTGCCTTTCTTTTCGTCGTCCTCAAATTCCGTCCAAAAAACGTATTTGAGCGGCGGAAAACCGAGCCGTTTGCCGTGGTATCTTAACCGACGAAGGAAATTTGCAAATGTCTTGTCCGCCTCCGCAACGGATTTCGGCAATTTGCCCGTTTCGTATGTGAACGTGCCCCAAATGTCCTCGTCCGTAAAGTTGGTATTTACAAGCCGCACAATGTTCTTGACGGCATTTTTGTAGTTAAGGCGTTTTTGCGCCTCGCGGGTTGCCTTTTGCTTGCGCGCTCGTTCGGTCGATCTTGCCGTGTCCCACACGGGATATATTTCACATTCCAAGACATTACCGCTCTTGATTGTCTTTGTCCGATAATGCACGATGTGGCGATCGTCAAGGACTTGCAAACGCGCCTCGCGCTCCTCCTCAATCGCAAACACCTCGTCGTAATCGTACATTGTCGGGTCGATTATGTGCTTTGCCATTGTCTGCCTCCTATTTTTTGCGCAAAATAAAAGACAAAGTACGCAAGGGGTCTTGCCCCTTGCAACCCCGCAAGGCTCAAGAATATAACACGTCAACGCACCGTGCGCCGCCTGTCTATTCTTCCGCAACGTGATTACGCCCTCTCGTTCGGGTGTCGTTTTGTGTTTATCCGTCGCATTGCCTTTGACCGTAGCACTTACGGCAAGCGGGCAAGTCAAGCCCTTTGCTTGCGCAAAAATTTTCTTGCGAAAATTCGAGGGGCGTTGACTTTGCTTGCCGACGTGCTTTTACACGGTCAAGGCGACGGAATAAAACACAAAACTTTAAGCACCCGATCTTTTGCCTTCGTCGTTAAGATAATACTTCATTACGAGGACGCAAAAGCACCGTTACACCCTGCAAAAGTTTTGACAATCCACCTCCGATATGCTATAATACATATAGGTTTGGTTGATGTTTTTTCGTCAACTGCGGGCTATCGTCAAGTGCCAATTGCGATAGCCCTTTTACTTTGCCTTTTTGATATGTAGTTTTACTTTCTGCCGCCCTGCGGCGCGTTTGCGCCGTCGGCGGCGTTTTCTTTTGCCTCGATTGCCGATAACCTTGCGTCGAGTTCTTCGACAAGGCGGCGGACGCAATCGCTTTTGCTCAAATACCCCAACTTGCGCAACGCGTTTTTGGAAAAAACACGCTCCGCGAGATCGCGCGGGATTTCGACCGTAAGGTTATAAAAATCGTTGCTTGCCCGACGGCGGCGCGTCCTTTCGGTGGCGGTTGCAACCGCCTTTCCTGCCGCTTGTTCGGGCGGTACAAGTTGTATTTCCCGAACGTCGTACACATCAAGCACATCGCAACCGAGCGATTTGCATATACACGCAAGCGCGGGCGGCGTGGGTAAACATATATCATTGACGATCTTGCTTAAAAGCGACTTGTCAATGCGAGGGTCGGTGCAACGCACTTTATCCAACACCTCTTTTTGCATTATGCCTTTGTCGAACATTATTTTTTTGTACTTCGACATCGCATTACCTCCTTATGCCCGCCACGCGGGCGGGCGATTTGTGATTGCGGGATTAAACGCAAAAGCCGAAGGACACGCCGTACGAAGTGCTCGCGGAGTAGTAGCTGACATCACCCGACGAATAGAGGCACCAAAAGATGGTACTGCCACCCAAGTACGGCGAGCGCAACCACCAAATGTAAGCAGAGCCGCCGCGACGCTTTACGCGGTTTGCCGCGTCCTTGAAATATTCGTATTGCTCCCCCTCGCCGTCCGCCGTGTATGTGCTGTCGCCGCAAACCTCGGCTTTTGAAAACAAAAACAACTTGTCGTCGGTCGAGGTTATATCGTCCGAGCCGCCGCCCGTCCCCGTCAACTTGACAACGGGCTTGATTACGTCCCGCAATTCTGCGGGCAAAAGGGAAAGAAAACGCGACATAAAGACATTGCGCATTTTCGACTTTTTCCACCCGCCCGCGTTTCCGAAGTCCTCGTTCATTTCGTACTCGCCGTCGAGCAAATCCTTTATGCCGAACGTAATGCCCGCCGTCTTATCCGCCGCCCGTCCGTTTTCCGATAAAACATCGTGATTAAATCCGAGTATAACCGCCTTCACGCGTTCACCCGTATAAAGCACGACGTCCTTTGTGTCGCCGATCTTGAAATGTCTTTGCGCCTCGCCCGTGGCGGCGATTTCGGCGATCTCCTGCCACGTCATATTTTCGATATTTTTGCGGCGCGTCGCAATGCCGTATTGTTCCTCGAAAAGCGCGTCAATATCTTCGCGCAATTCGTCATACCCCGCACGAACGGCGGACGGAGCCGCCTCCGCGTGATTTGTAATAATCGCCGCAACCTCGTCGTATATGTTCTCTGCAACGCTGTCGGCATTGATTTGTGTGCGCTTGCTTGCCATTGAAATAAACCTCCGTATTGTAATGATTGACGGCGGATTTGCCTTGTCGTCGATGTACTCGTCCGCCGATATTTTGCGGGTATCCTCGCCGTATTGTCCGACTTTTTCGGGCGCGTTTTCGTTGATGTAATCAAACGTCAATCCTTGCCGTTTGCACCACTCGACCGCATTTTCGAGATGTTCCCCGACGCGGCACGTCCATAAAATAACGATGTCGCCCGCCGCCTTGCGCTCTTTTACATATTCGATCACGGGCGTTACGGGCGCGCCGATGTCGGGATACTTGCACTCGCATAGCGTTCCGTCGAAATCGACGGCAATAACTTTTGCCATATCACACCTCGATTTTGCCGCCGTCCGAGTATGCGTACCCGATAATGATTACGCCCTTGTTGTTGAGTGTGAAGGATATTTTAAGGCGCGCCCAATTGATCGTTGCCTTGCCGATCGCGCCGTCAAGGACGGCAACGCCGCACCGCAACAAAAGATCGTGCGTGCCGTCGTCGAGGGTTACGTTGTGGATTTCGCAATAACTCATAAGGTCGTCAAGGCGTTGGCGAAGGCGGGCGATGTTTTCCTTGCGGCGTTCCGCCTTTTCCATTTCGTCTTGATACTGCCGCGCCTCGTAGCAATCGCAATGTAACGTTGCCGCCTCGTTCGCTGTTTCTTGACTGTCGTAATCTGCGTCGGGGAGCGTCTGTTTGCCGCAAAAACGGCACGTCGGGAAAAATACCGCTTTGCCTCCCGCCGCCGCGGCGGGCTGTTCGTCGATGTAATAATGATCGTCGTCAACGTACCCGTTGTACATCTTCATATCGTTACTCATTGTTTGCGCCTCCTTGTTTGTTTTGGTTTTCAATTTCAATCACGGTCATAATGCAATAGTTCGCCATATCAAGCAATGTGTCCGTGATACTTTCCGATTTAACACGTTGCCGATCGGGCGGCAATTTTGCAAGGTTTTTAACCCGATTAAACTTGTCCGCAATGCGGGTAATTGCCGATATAATACCGAGATCGGCAAAGGTATCGCCGAACGAGTTACCGTAATCCGCATTTTTCTTTTGGTATGTATCGGTCAATTGTGCGCACAACTGTTTGTGCCTTTCGATGTTTGCCATATCCGCCGCCTCACTCTGCTTTTTCCTGCTTTTTCTGTTCTTCTAATTTGCGGGTGGCGCAATAAATAAAGTCCTCCGCTGTTTCAATCGCTTTGAAATGCGCCTCGTAACGCCGTTTTGCCTCTTTGTACATTCTTTCGATGTACTTATCGTCGGCGTGCAAATTCGCAATACGACGCTCCGCAACGTGGATACATTCTTGCAAGTCGCCTGTATAGACGTATCCCGTCTTGCTTTTTCTAAAACTATTTTTCGCCCTCGACATCGCCCGCCTCCTTATTAAAAAGCCCCGCGTCCTCCGCCATTTGACAAATCTCTTGCCAAGACAATATAAAGGCGCGTTTTCCGAGGCGCACCATAGGCGCGCCGTTCATTGTGGTTGCCACCTCGAATTGTGTACCGTTGGACGCCGTACCGTCGCCAACGTGCATACAAAGGAAGTAGCCCTCTTCGATCTTTCCGTACCGTGGTTTGGTTTGGTTGGTTTTTTCTTCCATTTTCTGCCTCCAATTTTTTATTTATCCGACGGACGCATTACCACCACCATTGAAGGGAAAGGCGCGCCCGCCTTGCTTTCATTGAAATGTAAGCGACCACGGACAAACCGTATTTCGTGCCGCTTGTATATGTACTCGTGAAAATACTTCGTATCGGTGCGGGCGGGTATCAACATCACGACGAGCGTACCCCCCCCCCGCAAGCGTTTCGTGTGGGCTTTTTCGACCCACTTGCCGATGTCCCGCCCGTAAGGCGGATTGCAATACACCCTCTCCCCGCGCCAACTTTGCGCCAAGCCGTCAACCTCTTTCGTGAAGTATCGCGCGCATTTTGCGTTTTGCGGGGTCGCGCACGGGTCAAGCGTGAAGTCAAATTCCTTGTTTAAGTCGTCGAAAAACGCTTGCGGGGTCGCCCACTCTGCCGTGTTGCTTGAAAACATTGCCTCGTTAATCATTGTGCCGCATCCTTCTGTGCTTGTCCGCGTTCGGACACGTCGCAAAATGCGATACATACCCGATACCGTCCACAATCGGAACAAGAGCCGAGCCGCTGTCCTTTACGATATTTCCGCGTACAACCTCACCGTCCTTTGTTACGATAAGAGCCGACCCGCGGTAATTCTTTTGATACTCGACTTGTTCCTCGTTGCAAGGCATTGATCGCCCGTTTTGCGTCTTTATCCACACAATTTTTGCGCCGCAACTTTTACACGTTGTAACCTTCATTTTTTGCGCCTCCTTATAGTAAATCAAATATGGATAGTTGCGACCGAACGGCGGCGAGCCACCTATTGCCCGCCTCGTAATATTCGTCGTCTATCTCAAACCCGATATAATCCCGTTGTAGCCGATACGCCGCAACCGCCGTCGAGCCGCTCCCCGCGAACGGGTCAAGCACCAAATCGCCGCGGCGTGTGTGTTGGTTGATAATGCGCGACAATAGATCGGTCGGCTTTTGGTTTTGGTGTATCTGTTCTTTTCCCGTTACGCGGGCAAATTTCCAAATGTCCTCGTAACGCGGCATATCGGGGTTAAACTTTGCGCGCCCCTTGTTGGCGTATATGATAAACTCGTACCGTTTGCCGTACTGCGCCTCCAAGTCGCCCGCCGTGTGATTGCCCTTATCCCAAACAATGATGTTTTTGACGGTAAACCGCTTTTCGATCTGCTGTTTGAAAAAATCCACCTTATCACTTCCGCAAAACATATAAAGCGGGGTGTCGTCTTTCATTACGTCGTACAATAGCGGTATAACGTCGATTATCAATTGCGGGTTGTTGTCGTTCTGTATGGTCTTACAAAACTTATGCTCTTTGTCCTGCCTTCGGTGGGTTGCGTATTCGATAAGGTACGGCGGGTCGGTGATAACGCAATCAACGCGTACCCCCCCCGTGCCATTTCCCCGCAACCCGTCGCGGCAATCCATTTTGTATATGTTGTTGCGCTCAATCATTGCCGCCGCCCTCCAAGAAATCAAATATTGATGTTTGTTTGCTTTCCGCAATAAATTTGTTTTCCCGCTCGGCGGGCGTCATTCCTTTTCCGATCGTGCAACGCGATACTTTTTCCAATTCGCGCAACTCGCTCCATAGTTCGGGGTGATATTTTCATATATGCCGCAAACTTTCAACACTCTGTTTTACGCAAAACCAACACCCTCCGCGTTTCAATCCTGTTTTATACAATGGACTAACAAGCCCGTACTGTTCGCAAATTGCAAACGCCTGATCTTCCGTTGTCTTTGTTTCGTATAAAACCGAACGTTTAACACGCCTTTGCGTGGATTTTTTCAACAATTGCGCGTATCGGCTCGGCTCGTCGTATGCTATGCCGATGTACTCGGTGATGTCGTCGTTTACGCTGTTGAGATACTTATTGATTACTTCGACTTTAAGACGACTATTGCACCACGCGCCGATAACAAACGGAAAACCGTAAATTTCGCCCTTATGCTTTCCGTCGCCCTTAACTCGAAAAAAGTAATCTTTGAAAGTATGTTGCGCCGTCAAATGCCGCACTTGCACACCAAACTCGCGCCGCAAAATTTCCTCCGCCGTCGGTATCCACCGCGCCATTTCGGGCATTTCCCCCGAAAGTTCTCGCGTGTAACGTATATCGCAATAAATCACATCGTCAAGGGGTAATCCGAGGCGTTTTATCAAAATTATTTGCGCAAGGCTGTCTTTCCCGAACGATAACGACGCAATGTATTTCATAATCCTTTTATAGTGTCAAACGTTAAGGCGATCAACGAGTCCGCCGTTACACACCGCTCGCGCGTGTACCCGCTGTTGTGGGTAATGGTTACAATCTCCTCGCCTGTTTCGGGGTCGCGCCAATATTTTGCGTTTGCGACTCTAATATCCGCCGCTTGCAAAAGCGGGGAAAGATACTCGGCAACAAACCTTGCTTTACGCGCGCTTTCTTCGTCCGCAATGTTGCCCGCCGCCTGCTCTCGCTCGGTAGTCCCGTAAAGTGTCAACAACGCTGTTTCGCGCGCCGTCAACGGAAGTCCGAGGGTCTGTTTTGCCTCGATTTTCTTTAATATTGTGTCGGTTTGGTTGATAGTGTTCATTTCGTTACTCCTTGTTTTCGGTTTCTTTGGTGGCGTATTCTCTGATTGCAATACGCACGATGTCGCTTAACGTCAACTCTTTGTCTTTCGCCGCGGCAACGAGTTTCGCGTGCGTTTCCTTCGGGATATAAACGCCAATGCAAATTGTTTCCTTCCCGATCTTGCCGCGTCCGTTACTGTTACGCATACGCAATACCTCCTTTGAAAAATAAAAAAATAGGCTTGTCCGTTAAGACAAGCCTTCAAGCATAAAAAAATAGGTTTGCCTTCAACTGACAAACCTATTGTAAATTAACAATTTTTGCAAATTTTGTAGCTTTTGAGGGTTTTCACAATATATATTATTGCATTTACTTACTCTTCTTATTAAAATGCGTCTATATTTATTGTTTTGCGTCATAACGTAAAGTCAATTGCGGCTTTCGTTTTCTTCCTCTGCACACAATGAACGAGATGAATTGTCAAACTAAGTGCAACACTTAGAAAGAAAAAAGTCCGAAGCCTATCGGCTACGGACTTTACCGTTAAATCAGAAACGTGACTAATATGTACAATAATTATTCCTCGGATTCCTCGGACGCAGCAGCCGCCTGTCTTGCTCTTTCTCTGCGTTTTTGGCGAGCTTGTTCTTTTTTGTACTCCTTTTCTTCCTCTATTGCTCTAACTGCAATATTGATGGTATCTTTTGCAATCTGAAGCTTTTCTTCGTCTACAACTTTGAGCGTAATGGGAGCTTGCTTGATAGCAACCTTGTTATCGTTTACGTAGTTACGGAAATCGAAGTTAGGTATAACGAATTCGCAAACCACAAGTCCTCTCTTGATAAGCATTCTGACAAGGCTGTTTTTACCGACCTTGTACTCTTCGTAACGAGCGTTCTTGTAACGCTTGCTCTTCTCGATGCTTGCCGCATGCTTAACAATCTCATCGTAATAATTTTTGTATTCGCCGGGCAAAGCCAAATATCTTTCGTCGATGGTTTCTCTGGTCGCCGAGAACGCAACGTTGCCTTCGGGTGATTCCGTCGCTTTAACGACTTCCGCTTCTTCTGCGTCAGGTTCGGTTGCAACGTCTTCTGCTACGCAACGTTCAGTTGCCGTAGTTTCTGCGCAAGCATAAGCTTTTTCTTTGCCGACATAAGCCTTTACCGCTTCTTCAACTACTTTCTTGTATTCACACTCGTCGCAATTTACTACCTTATCGCAACTATCGCAATCGGGTATCTTATCGCAGTGGTCGCAGTCGGGTATTTTGTCACACTCGTCGCAATTAGCGACCTTGTCGCAACTATCGCAATCGGGTATCTTATCGCAGTGGTCGCAATCGGGTATTTTGTCACACTCGTCGCAATTAGCGACCTTGTCGCAACTATCGCAATCGGGTATCTTCTCGCAGTGGTCGCAGTCGGGTATTTTGTCACACTCGTCGCAATTTACTACCTTATCGCAACTATCGCAATCGGGTATCTTCTCGCAGTGGTCGCAATCGGCTTTAGCTGCAGCCTTACGCTCCTTGCTTTCTCTTACGACGGTCATTGTAACGATAACTGTCGAGCCGATGCCGATAATACTTGCCAGCACCATGAAAATAATCAATACGGCTTCCAT